CGACAGGATAAAGGAATTGAGCGAATACCAAGAGGATGTGATCGAGGATTCATCCGACCTCAATGATGCAATTGCCGAATCATCAGCGGCGCTGGACGATGAGCAGGAGTTTGATGGTCAGGAAACTGATGACGAAGAACTTGGCGAGGAGTCCGAACAGGCGTCAGAGCCAAAAGAAACCGAAGATACAGAAATCATTCGGACTTTTGAATCTGACAAGGCGAACAAGCGTTTTTCTAAGATTACTGCTGAAAATAAAGCATTAAAGGAGAGGCTAGACGCGCTAGAATCGGTGCCAGAGTACAAAGACCTTGGAATGCCGAGCGAAGATGATTATTCAGATTATGACAGCCATCAGGCGGCGGTCACTCAGTATTTAGCTGAGAAGCAGACGCACAAAGTGTTGTCTGATCGCCAAGAAGCTTACCGACAGGCGCAAGAGATGGCCCAGAAGCAAGCGATGTATGCTGAGCATAATCGCAAGCGAGAGCAATTAGCGGCATCCGTTAAGGACTTCGAGCAGACACTGGATCAATCATACTTAGATAACCGAACTCCAGGCGGTTCCTTTGCGGAGCAGGTTATTCTAAGGCGCGACAATAGTGCTGAGATTGAGTATTTTATTGGGAAGAACCCAGAGGTTGCGGTTCGACTCAATAGCTCTGATCAGTTTACTGTCTTTGATGAAATCAGCAGTATTTCAGAATCTCTGCGAGTGAAGCCTAAAAAAAGCGCGGCATTGCCGAAGCCAGTGGGGGCTAGTCCTTCCGGTGGTGGTCGATCTTCAGAACACAAAGCAGTGTTTAGTGTAGGTGCGACTTTCGAGTAAGGCCAAAAAACTGATTTTTTTTGGAGTTTAATCTAATGGCTAATAGCATTAATTTATTTACACGCAAACTGATGACAGGGGTAATGGAATCCTTTGAATCACAGCGTGTTATCTCAAAAACCGTAAATACCGCTTTTTTGAAGGGCGCATTTGGTAAAGGGACTGGCGCAAACGTCGATTTCCCACGTCCTACTGATTATGTCAGTTCACGGACTTCAGACGGTGATATTTCTAGCGGCTCTGCTAGTTCAATTATCACTGGTAAGGCTACCGCGACAGTTCAGGACTACATCACTGTAGAAATGGACTTCCAAGAAGCTGATCAGGCGATCAACATGGGTGGCCAAGCTGAGACTGACTTTTATGATGCGGCTGCAACTCGAATTGTGACTGATCTTGAAGTTGATTTCGCATCTTTCGCTCTGAAGAATACAGCACTTTTGGCCGGTACTCCTGGCACTGCTGTTTCAACATGGGCTGAAGTGGCAAACGCTGGCGCTCTCATGCGCTCTGCTGGTGTCCCTAGTGGCGATTGGTGCTACATGGGTAACCCATTCCTGCAAAGTTCACTGGCTGACATTCAGCGCAGTCTGGGCGCAGTTGACTCTTTGGTCAGTCCTGCATTTCAAGACGCAACATTGTCAAGATCATTTGCCGGCTTCAACGTACTGACTGCAGACGCGCTTGCTTCTGTTACAACTCCAGCATTCGCTGATAAGGCCGGTACTCTGAGCGCAACTCCTACGCTGACATATTTGGCTGCTAAGGACTCAATGACTCAGACACTGGCTGTTACTGGCTTAACAGCAGACGGCGTAGTTAAAGCTGGTGAGATCATCCAGGTAACTGGTCGCAATCGTTTAAACCTTTCCACTCGACAGCCAATGCTTAACGCATCAGGCGCTCAAGTGCTTTGGACTGCGGTTGTAACGGCTGACGTTACTCTTAACGGTTCAGGTGCTGGCGACCTAGTATGTACTGGTCCTGCGATCTTTGAATCAGGCGGCGCATATAACACCACTGACACAGCTCTTGCTTCAGGTGACGTTGTCACGTTGCTTTACCCAGCAAGTTCGGTAACTCAGGCAAACTTGTTTTATCACAAGAATGCTTTTGGTATCGGTTCTGTGCCTATTGAAAAGCTATTCTCCACTGACACTGTTGGTACATCGAAAGATGGCTTGCAGATGCGCTGCTCTAAGGGCGCGTCAATCCGAGAGAACAAACAGATCGT